TCAAAAAAGTGATAACAAGGCGGAATGCGAGACGTCGTGCCGCCTGTTTTTTTCATTTACTCCATGGTTAAAACCTTCTGAATACGCTATTAGTATAGATCGTTTCACACATAGTAAAAAAATATTTTCTATGTCGAATGCATCATCTTCATTTAGTAGAGAATCTCGCCTTACAATATTTAGTATGTGTTGATGGGAATCTTTTAACTCTTTATCAAGAACGATGCTATACAGTTCCTCCAAACTTTCCTCAAGATCAACTGTAATAAGTTCAAATTGGCTCATGTCCATCCTCCTAAATCATGTTGTTTATCGTTCACTTGACATGTTACAATTTACCGCGAATGCGTTCGTCTTGTTTAATAATTGAAAGGAGTTAGAAAGTTGCTAAAAATCTCCCGAGGGAGATGCTTGCTACCTGATCTACTCCATAAAAAAGAATGGAGTCAAACATATTACGCTAAACGTTCAGGGCGATCCATTCGAATGATATCCTATTTCTGCAACGGTGAACGGGCAATGCTGCCTGAGGATATGTATGTAGCATCTATGTTGCTTGATTGTAGGATGGAAGACTTATACGAATGGAAATATGAGTGAGCGGCGGAAAATTCCGCATCTCCCCGGGATACATTGGAACAAATTGTTCCAAATCAACATTTTACGCTACTTTTAATCGTCTTTTCTGACCACCCCTTTTAGATAGTATTACTTCCCATTCTACGCTTTTAGATTGTCGAATGCCGTCGAATTATGTTTATTAAAATAATTTAATGTAACCGCTTAATTATCACCCTAATTATTAAAAATATTCATCTCCCCATCTGCATTGCGTAACTAGATTATAACCGAACGTTAGTTCGTATTCAATAGTAAAATTACCGATTCGGCATCAAAACTTACCCCATAGGTAATAACTATTACGATGTCGTATCTTGTCGAGTCGGTACAATAAACCAGTCTTGATTTTCTCTTAACCGGGGGATAAAATAAGAACAAACGTTCGTCAATGGGGTGATTAATTTGAGTAAACAGCAGACAAGTGAAGATATGTCTTTGGTAAGGCTGTATTTGCTCCTACCGCTGGTTTTAAGCGCATTTGAGCGAGACAAGGAATTAGCCAGCTACACGTTTCGCACGCCCGAGCCGTACATGCGTATGATCGATGCAGCACAGCGAAAGGTTGAAGCGGATTTGAAGGAAGTGCGGAAGAAGTTCCGGGAGCTGGGGATCAAGGTATACGAGGAACACCTGACCTTTACAGGGTTAGACGCGAAATATCTAGTCAGGGGATACCATCACAACTTTAGCATGCTCTCTAGCCTGATAGCTGCGGAGTCCCAAGTTTTAATGGAAAAGTATTTGGGGTTGGATATAACTCAGTACATTAAAACCGATTTACCGGAGGGCATGAGACAGGAGATATAAAAAAAATGACCACTTTGGCTTATGCCTCGGTGGTCGTTTAAATATTTTACACTATGTTCGCTTCTGTTCCCCTATACAATTATGTGTAGCGATGTTATTATATATATAACAAATCAAAGGGGGAAACGAAAATGAAAAACATTATGACGGCGGCATGGGCGATTGCAAGACAAGGGGCGGCACAATTCGGAGGAACGGCTAAAGAATACTTTGCAGCAGCTTTAAAGCAAGCGTGGGCTAACGTTAAAGCCTGGGCGGCAAAGGCTACGTTTGAACTGGCTGCTGACACTCGCAAGGCTCGCACATGGCTGGCTCAAATCGTTGGAACGCATCCTACATACAAATTGGATCGGAAGTTTCTGAACGAGGATTACAGCAACGAGTACGGCGAGAAAGTATTCCGCTTAAACAATGGTTTTTACGAGTACAACGACGGTCGCCGTCGTGGAATGTTTGAAGTAGTTAATGGAGAAATCCGCAATGTTGATCAAAACAGCGTACTGGCGGCGATTGCGTAATGGTTAGGCGTATTGATTTAACGGGGAAAATGTTTGGAGATCTGGAGGTAATTCGACTGAGCGACCGAAGGGACAAAAATAACAACCTTCTTTGGGAATGTCTTTGCACCTGCGGTAAAACTACACATGTACCTACTGGCAGCTTAAACGCCGGGTATTATAAAAGTTGCGGCTGTAAGAGAGTTGCAAAGCGGAATAAAGGTGCATTAAAGCACATAGCCGCGGATCGTATAGATGGTACACGCAAGACAGCTCTTAAAGCCAAATTACATAAAGATAATAAGAGCGGACACAAGGGGGTTATTTGGATGGAGTCCCGGCAAGAATGGAAATCTTACATTGGATTTAAGGGCAAAAATATCACGCTGGGATATCGAAAAAACAAAGAAGATGCAATAACTCTACGTAAGGCAGCAGAGGAAAAATATCATAAACCATATTTGGAGGGACAAGATGAGTAACTGGACAGGATCGGGAATATGGGACGGTTGGACAATAAAAGATGACACGCTAATAAGTCCCACAGGACGCGGGTACAAGCCTAGCGACATCGAACCGGAGTTTTACACACAATCCGACTTAGCGCGGCTCCTTGGCGTAACCAGAGGCGCTATAGCAGATCGTATGAGACGCGGAACGTTACCGCCTTACGATAAAGATAAAACTTGGCGATATGATACCATTAAGCACTTGCTATAATTGTTCACAATTCGTTCCCATCTGTTCCCCTATACAACAGAGTGTAGGAGTGGTATATTTGTATTAACAGCAAGGGACGGCAGACAAAATTAAAATCAAAGGAGCGAATGAAAATGGTAAAAGTAATGTATGAGGATATCGTGGTAGGCGAGGTAGTTACAAATCGCAGCATGACGGTTTATGAAGCGCTGGAATTGATCGGGTTTAACGAACAGGAGTTTATCGAAGCTAACGGGTTTGATGACATTGATTATAACGATTTCAAACTTGTGTATTAATAAGGGAAGGGTGATTTAAGTGAAAAAGTATTATGCAATAATCAACGACAACACAGGCGCCCCAGCCTCCAAGATCGACGAGGACAATGATCTTCGTTTAGACCTCATCGAAGGTGCTGAAAAAGAAATCTACGAACACGCCGCTGAAAAGGGTGCTACTCGCGTCCACCTCTACGAACACAGCTTTGACGACTACGACAACAACGTTTACACATACCTAACAACTAAATCGGTAAGATAGAATCAAGCCCACCGACCATATAGGTTAGTGGGCTTGTATATATTAATTCGCTTGTTCTGCTGCGTCCCGGTCGCGTCCAGTACGTGGCAAAGCGCGAGACACTTGCTTTTTTGACAGGATTGCTTTAATATCGTGGTAGGATAAATTCATTTCAAGAAGCGTAGAGATTTGCCTTTCTGCTGTAAGAACTGCCTCAAGTTCTTCGGCTGTTAGGTGATCTCTTATTTTTTCGTCTTTTTTCAGTCCGAGTTCTAAGCGCAAATCTTTTGCACTCATCCCGAACAAGTGCTTATAGACGAGTTCTGTGTAGTTCCTGTATTGAAATTTCTTGTTAGGGCTTTCTTCGACGTAATCACGGATTGAATCGGTCATTGTGCGTCTAATAGTAATGCCTGCATCGCGCAACACCTGTTGACTGATACGGCCTACACGGATGGCATCGAGAATATCATACACCCAATCCATAAAGTCGTCTGCGATAGGTTGCCTACTATAACGAATCACATCAAAGATACCTTTTACTTTATAAACGATGTGTTCGCGTTCGCGTCCGTCAACCCCCGTCAGTTTGACGGTACTTGATAGTCGGTCTAAGCGATCGGCGTTCCGACGGTGGATGACTTCAATAGAACTCGCCGGGTCGCGATATTGCAACGCTCTCCCAATCTGCTCCCGCGTCATGTAAACTTCACCATGCTCGTCCATCCAAAAGTCACATTTGATCCCCAGGAACTCGCCTTGCTTGACCAGTCTCAATTTCAATTAACATTACCCCTCTCAAATATAAAATAGGACGATTGCTCGCCCCTACAATAACATTACCTCAATTGGTTCGATTTGTAAACAGAGGATGAAACGTTCGGTTTATCAGTCCGGCACACAAGCCGTTGATACATAAGGGTTCCTGATGTTTATTTGATGTTTTAATGCTCAATTCAGTCCAGTATCATATAAACACAAAAAGCCCCACCAGCAGGACGCTGACAGGGCTTCACCGATGCTTTCGGATTTGAATTTGATTATAGCATGGATCATTTTGTAAGTACAGCTGTTTTTGTTTTATTATCCCAACTCACCTTAGCCCCCAGCGCTTCTCCTGCTGCACGCAGCGGGACATATACACGGCCCTCTAGGATAAACCCATCCTCGATCTTCCGGTCGTTTACATATACCTTTGCTTTGTCCACGATACCAGCCTCCAATTCTGCCGCTACACGGCTTTTGAATTCGTTCCAGCCTGTCCACTTGCCGCCATCATACATGAGCCTAGGGCATATCTTACCCGACCAATCGTAATGGCGCCGCAACCGATCTACGCCCCAGCCTCTCTCCTTCAACATGGAGGCGACCAACTTCACGGCGTTATCCAGCGTCTTAACGTAATTGCCGCTCTCACATATCTCCACGCCTATACTCGTCCTGTTGCCGCTCTTAACCCCGCTGCCATCCCCTGCATGCCAAGCTGACTCATTAAGGGGTAGGCACTCAATAGCTTCTCGCTCATCCACTACAATGTGATATGACGCTTGCCTATTGTTGGTTGGATTAGTGAGCCAGTTACGCTCTCCTGCTGCCGTACTGGATGGATTTCCGGTGTTGTGTATAGTAATTGTCGTTGGAGTCATAGAATGCCCAGGGCGGCGGTTATACGCCGTCCCCTTTGGTATGTGATCCTTGCGGTAATTCATTGCTCTTCAACCTCTGGTAACCCTGCTAAGCTCATCAATAAGCTGGTGATAGTCGCTAGCAAAACTGTACCACCCACTACGTACCATTCAACGTCACTGAATACCGTAGTCGCTCCAATTACCCCGATTGCTGTCTGTGCTGCCGTCTTAATTGCGCGGATTCCAGCCGCTTTAATCCATTTTGTTGTCATTTAATATCAACCTTTCTTATCATTTGATTTGTAAATCATCTAGCCGTTTATGTGCTTGTTTTGCCGACTCTTCCACTCGTGTAACACGCTCAGACAATAAATCAAACTTCTTACCTTGCTGCCGTTGTTCTGACCTCACATCATCTATGCCGTGTTTGATATAACCCACGTCTGCGCGTAACATGCCATCCGCACTAGCTTCCTGTGCTACGTCTTGTTTAAGTGTCCGTGTCCTTCCCATCCAACCTAAAATAATGCCGCTGACCGCTGCGACAATAGAGATAATAACCGTGTACTCCATATCTCTCGCTCCAATCCAATATAAATAGCCCTCGGACACCCGGGGGCAAAATAAAATTCATATAATTACATTGTGTTTAATCTAGGACAGTTATCAATGTATCACCTTCAATGCAAATAAGCCCCGAAGTTAATCAGGGCTTGCTGCGTAGTTTCGGCCTAATCTGTATCACCTAAAGGCTTGCGGTTTTTACCTGACTCCTCGACAGGCACATGATTATCGATTACGGCTATCGTTTGGTATTCTATTGATTCATCAAAATATACTTTCGTGGTTGGCGCTATCCCATTCACAAGACTGTCATAAGTGACTGATACATCCAAACCATGAGTTATCATTTCATTCATGAGCTGACTCGGATTAAAGTTATAAATGACTGTCTCTTTAATTTTCACTTTAACCCCTCACTTTCGCGACTTGCAAACCTATAGTGTCAGCAACACTCAAATTAAAACTAGATGTTTGTTCGCAAAAGATTGCGATTACCGCTCCCGAAGGAAGTGGAAAAACAGGGGCGGAGACATTTATAATAGTAGAGTATTCGGCAGATGGACTAATTTGCTCGACGGCCGCGATCCTTTGAAAGGTTAAGCCATTGTCATAGCTAACTACTATTTTGGCAGTCCGCAAACCACTCCCATTTGATTCAAAAGCCGTGTTTGCAAATATGGAGTATAACCCCTCTTCCATTACTTTTAAATTTCCTCCGGCAAGTTCGTATAAACCGGCATCAGTGATAGCGTCTTGATAGTCGTAAATGATTTTTGTAGCCGTTCCGTCCCCAGGTATCACGGTATAATTCATGGTAGTACAGCGTATATAATTTTTCTTCGCATAATCCGCCAACTGCGTGCCAAACTGCGCCTGCATATCCCTTACAATGTCTCCAGCAACGGTAATTTCTCTTGATGGCGTATATGAAGGGTCTGGCGTTCTAATATCAACAAGTTCAGCGTCTTTATCTGGACCGCCGCCTTGAATGATTTGGTTGATACGTTCGTTAACGCCTTCTACAGCCTCTTTAACGTTTGTACCTGCCGCCGAACCGGAATAAGTAATATTTTGGGCCGCATGAGCAGTTGTTGAGTTTTTGTGATCCTCCAAATCCTGATTGTTTTGATTGATGTCGGATTTAATCCCATCATTTTCAGTAGCCACATTATTAAATGCAATGTTAATATTCTCGAAGTCTTCACTTATGTTTTTTGTTCCCGTAACGCCGCCGTATCTACTCAGTGCCATTCCCTGCACCTCCACTCTTCATACTGTCCAATTGACGCAATCTATTTTGTGCAGATTCTATTACGCCCAACAATATTGCATCTTCATACATTTGGTTATTTGCTATCATAGCGTCTATGACCTGACATATTTCAGGCACAGGATTAAAAGGGTCAAGCTCGCATTGTAACAATGCTTTTATTTGTGCCAAGATAAGACACCTCCTTAAAGGAAAAACCTCCCATAATGTCGAAATGTAGGTTGTTATGCCTACTATCGATGGAAGGGAGGTTAAATACTTGCGTATCGATATAGATTTTTCAGAAATAGAAAGAAAAGTTATCAACGAGTTTGCAGAACACAATAAAAGAGCTGGCAAAACAATATACCCCGGCGACATAGTTTCCATAGCCGCTCGTGTGGCCGTCGTCGCTATTCAGAAGTACCACGAAGAATTCCATCTGTCACAGCAAGAAAATCAGTAACATCCGAATGTAGTGATTTCTTCACATCATCAATTAGCCGTTCCTCGCGAGCGGCTATTTCTTCTCTCACGATTTCCCGAATGTAGCCCCGCAACGGGCAATCCTTTTCCTTGTCCAATTCATATTGTGATTTTTGAATTACACTACCCTTAATTGTTCCGCCTATGATTTCCATTTTCCTCACCCTTTCAAGGCATAATAAAAGGCCCCCACTGCGTGGAGACCTTATGTGTTATTTCTGCAATTCAGTTAGTTTGTCTTGATGCCTTTTAATAATTTCATTTGATCGTTCTATACGTTCGTTAAATTCTTTTATTCTTTCATTTTTCGATTCCTCAGAAACATCTGTACGTTTTTTAGATTCTTGTATCATTGTTTCAATATTTTCTATCAATTCTCGTTCTCTGGTTATCAAGTGGTTTAAAGTTTCGATTTGTTTTTCAACACTTTGAGAATTATTCGAACTCACATCCATTTGTTCTCCCTCCTCTTTTTTTAGGGAGTCCATTTCACTTAGAATGGCGTCTAAACTTTTATCCGCCGTAACCGTCTTCGTGTCAGCTTTATAACCAACGTCATATCCAAGTGTATTTAAAACGGTTCTAACTGGTAAATAAGTACTACCCTGGTATACCAATGGATCTGCGTCGAGCGGTTTTTCCTCGCCATTGACTACGAATTTAATTTTTTCAAATGACGCTTGTACAGTCTCTTTTATTGGAGCGCCTAGCGCCGTTGTAGTCATGCCAATCATCATACCCAAACATAGTGCAATAATAATGTGAATTGTTTTTTTCATAGGACAATCCTCCCTGTGCTTTTGACAACATTGTACATTATCACACAGGGAAAATCATCCTATTTGTACATCATTAACAAATACTCCCCCAGGGGCGTTGATGTGAATTTCTCTCCCTGCTCTTATTTTACCGTCCCTAGCAAACCATAATCCGACATCATTAGCCAAGTCTTCTATCGCAAAAGTTAAACCGATACTAGAAACACCAGAATAAACTTCAAGGTCTGCCCATCCAGAATTCATCACAATACCTTTACCATTGCCGCTTCGTGTGCTAATTGTGGAACCAGTAACAGTTACCCCGGTAATGGTGCCGCCGTTAATCGTAGCAGCGTTAAGCGTCCCGGAAAAAGTGCCATTAACCCCGACTAATGTCCCGGTAAACGTACCACCAGCTGCTGATAGGTTGCCTGAGAACGTGCCTGTTGCTGCTTGTAGTGATCCACTGAAAGTACCATTAACCCCCTGTAAGGTGCCTTTGAATGTACCGCCAGCTGCTGATAGGTTGCCTGAGAACGTGCCTGTTGCTGCTTCTAAATCGCCTGAGAACTTAAACTTGCGGTTTGGAAGATCGAACCACAAGGCGCGTTGTCCGTTAGCGTAAAAGCTCAGTTCATCGGAGTTAAACACGGCTTTAGAAAGCTGATCTTCTCGCTGGACTAAAACCCCCTCAGTGCGTGTAATGGTGGCTCCGTAATATGGTTTGCCTTCTTTTACTGCCGTTTTGTTAAGATTATTGACCGCTGTTGTAAGTGTACCATCCACCTGGAACTCTCTTTGCTGTTCGCTCACAGACGGCGCTTCGATGCTCATTTTCAGTCCGCCTTTAAATCCAAACGACTGGTGTAAGATAATGGATTTATATTCTCTTATCCCGTTCCATGGTATATGAGTGTCTTTCCATGCTGTAACGGTCTCCAGCCATGTTGCACCGTCGTCTTGTTCGAACCCTATGATATCCCCCTGTTCTAGCTGCGGGAAGCCTCTAGCGTCCATTTGAAGCGGTATATAGGCAAACCCATTCAAAGATGATAGAAGGTTGTTGGTAATGGCTTGTGTTGCAAATGGATTCTCTAAATATAGCGTGTGATTCTCGTCGCCTGTTCCAGCCTCAAATGTGAGTTGATCTTCGGTGTTATACGTAACCACAACCCTAGTGTACATCTTAACCGGGTTAGTCTGTTTGGCTCGGATGTAGTCGCTGAGCGTCATACGGAATACAGGCTGTTCAGACGCGCTAAAACGCTTGAATTTGAGCGTTCCAGCCTTATTAATGTAAATACTAGCATTGTTAGCCCCGGCAATGTACGCAAGCACCTGACGCATACTATAGCCCGCTGGCCCCGCTTGAATGGTATAGGATGGGTTAATAACTACACTGCTGTCATACATCCATCCTAGCCGTCCTATGATCTCGTCCCACACTGCCTTTTGTGTTGTTGGATAGGTAAGTTGAGATACATAGGCTTGATCGGCGAACACAAGCTTGTCATAGCAGGTAAATGTCCATACGTCATGTAATTTTTCACGGGAATCTACATAAAACTCACCAAGCGGTAACCAGTCTGTACCCCCGCCGTTCCACGGCACATTCATTTGATTCCATGGATATGTCGCTTCATTCCACGTCATAGAAGCAGTTGATAACGATACATAAGGAATGAACTTAGCGTTTGCTGGTATTTCATCGAATGTCCGAAGCGTGATTACTAGTTTGGACGGGATAGCTGTACCGATAGTAAATTCATTTATATTACTTAAATCGTTTTCTATTACAAAATCAACGATTGTTCGATTGTCGTATTCCTTGCCGTTTATATTAACTTTAACTTTAAATTCCCGATCCGGTTTTCTTAAGAAATCAGCATAAAGCGGTGATATTGGATACATGTCATTGCTCCGTTAAAATGAATTTTAAGTCTTTCCACCACAGCACACCGTTGCGCTCAAATGCAACAGGAGAAGGGCGGTCACCTACATACATGCGACGTGTAATGTATCCCCCGGCCTTAGGGTCGGGAAAGGTAAAGTCGAAGAATACATTTTCCATAGCGTCTAATACTTGCTTGATTTGAATGCTAGTTAAAGCGTTCCAACCAATTTCAACCTGTCTAATAACCCGAACTCTATCACGGTTTAATCTACCATCCGAAGTGCGGACAGTTGAATCCGCATCGTCCAGGTCAAGTAGAGTGACTTTGAACTCACTTGGGGACGCTACAAGCGGCGTTCCATTCACCTTTAGTTGCATGATTCAACCCTCCTATACCGTGATTGGTATGACTCCCGTTCTTCGTGTTTCGTCATTGATTCCGTTGATTGCAGCACGAGCTACATCCCTTTGACTGATAGTGACGTTTATGTTTTGACCGGATTTAATAGCAGATAGGATGGCATTAAGTGCCGATAGTGTTTGTGGATTATCTCCACCACCATCCATATAATCTTGGAGTTTCGAAAGTGGGGCAATTACCTCTGGATCAGCAGCAGCTCCTTTGTTATCTCCGACGACTGCTAGAGTCGGCCCGAACGCAAGTGCGCCTTTTGCGAGTTTAGGAATCTCAGGGACAGTAAAACCTAATGTCTCCCCACCAATCCCCGGCACCCATTCCGGTACGTCGATCTTAACTTTGTTGACCTGTCTAATCATGTAATTAAGTGCGTCAATAATCAAATTGACCGCGCCTTTAAAGATGCCGACCAGAGCGTCGGAGAAACCGCCCATAAAGTCCTGGATGCCGTTCCAGGCACGTTTCCAGTCACCTGTAAACACGCCAGCAACAAAATCCACAATGCCGCCAAGAGATTTGATGATGCCCTTTGCCACATCAGATATAACCCCAAGCGCGGTACCGATAACATCACCGATAAACGATGCCATGTTTGCCCAAGTAGGGCCAAGAGTTTTTACCAACCAATTGACGATTGGCATGATAAACTCATTGTAAATGTCCGTAGCGGCTGTTATTAGTTTGCCGATGAAATTGCCGATTTCTGCGATTAGGTCTTTAAGGTGCTTATCCCAAAGCCACTGCAACATTTCAAGCATGTTTTTCACAAACGGCTCCAAAAAGTTAACCCAAAGGTTATTCCAGAGCTGCTTGATGTTATCGAGAGCCCTTTTTAACCCATCAATTATTTTTCCGCCCCAGTCATCCCACCATTTAAAGATGATGTCTAGCGTATCCCTGATTATTTTCGAAACAAATTGCATTGCAGGGTCAACGGCATCTTTCCAGATGTCATCGAAAATCTGTTTTGCGAGATCAAACAAGCCTCTAAATATACTCATGACGCCATCGGCAAATTCAGATAGGCGCGGCAAACCTTCTTGCACGAATTTATCCAGGATAGGGAACGCAAACTCCCACAAACTGCCCACTACCGATCTAAAGCTTTCCGATAGACCGGCTAATACATGACCAGCCAACTCAATGCCTTGCCTTAAATTTGGAATCAATCCTGTCAAAGTCCAGTTTTTCAGGGGTTCACCAAGAGATAGGATGTCGGTAAACATCTTTCCAAATTGCAATTTCCAAGCCTCTAACTCGGGTTGGATTTGACTCCATGCTTGCTGTAAAGATGGGTAGAGCGAACGCATTAGATTTTGCCAATTCGATTTTAATGAATTGAAGGTATTGGAAAAAGCATCCCTCACCCTATTGGCCATCGTCTGCGCTTCTTGGGAGACATCGATCATGCCATCAGTCAGATCACCGAATAACCCTCCTCCAGCCCCGCCAATGTCACCTATTCCGTCGTCATCATCCTTGGATTTCTTACCTCCAGAATCAGTGCCGCCGACTAGGTTGAGCTGGTCAAAGGAACCTATAGCACCTTTAGCCTTCTTCCCCGCCTTTTCAGCGCTCTTACCAGCCTTCTTGTATTCATCGCCTAATCCAGCCACTGCCGATGCTTGCGCGTTTGTGGCTTTCGACTGCGCTTGCTGAGTCTTAACAGACCCACCGAACAAGGCAGTTGTAAATTGTGCTATATAGTTCATGACCGTTGCTAGCGCTGTTGCCATACGTATTAAGGCAGGGAGCACAGCATTGTAGATTGGCAAAAAGGCTTGACCAAGTGCCAACTTGACGTTTTTTAGTTGGGCTATAAATTGGTTTTGTCTTGCGATTGTGGTACTGGCTATTGTGTCGCCATACTTCACATTAGCTTGCTCCAGGATCGCCATAAGCCTAATTTGTTGCTGGGTTTGGAAATTGAGTTGTTGCCAGCTCTTACCGTTCGCAAATTGTTGGAATGCTTTCGTAGACTCGATCATGGCAACGTTAACGTTTATCCCAAGGTCTTCAATTGCCTCTGTGTTACCTAGCAAACCGGAGCGGATACGTTCCATGGTGTCTTCCATGGTTCGCCCTGTAGCTGCCGCGACCACCGCCGAAGCTTTCAAGAGATCTTGTGTTTTTTGGGCAGTCTCTTCCATGCCGCCAGTGAACGAACTTAGGAGGTTGGAATAAATAGCGCCATACTTTGCCATTTCCAACTGACTCATACCTAAAGCAGAAGCGTTTTCCTTTGACCACTTCCTGAAAGCCCCGGCGCTACTCCCCAAAGTGCGGTTTATCTGTGTTATAGCTGCTTCAAACTGCATAGCATCCTTCGTGGCATCCTTTATAGCTCCGCCAACACCAATAGTTGCTAGTGCCGCTACAATGCCCTTAACTGCAATTGAAACGTTTGATTTAAATGCATCCAGGCTTTTTTGTGCCTTCTGCATTTCCTTGCGCATCGAGGAAAAATCGGCTCCCGCGCGCACCATTAGGTTTTTTACTACTGCCATCTACTCACCCCCTTGCACACAACAAAAAAAGACGGCTGTTAACCGTCTTTCCTGACAACACCACCAAAGGCAGCGTTTAGCATTCTGATTGTTTGTAACATTTGCTTATCCGTTTGATTGTTTCGCTTATCTTCTCCAAGAATCTTCTTTAAGTCTGGAAGTTTCTTCGTTCTGCTCCACCCGGCAACCAAATAAGCAGCAGTTATTCTTTCCTTGCTCTCTCTCGTTAATTTCTCGTTGTATGCCTGTATGTGTAAATTAAGTTCATGCGGCGTCAACTCGTCGTATTCACTAAGCGACAATCCGACTGCAAACGCCGCCTTTTTAGATTCCTGCCAATCAAATTTTGATTTTGTGCCGGATTCTTCTCCGGCTACTGCTGGTTTCCCTCGTCACCCATTCCGCCGAAAGCAACAGCAAAAGCTTCATTCATTTTCTGCATTAGATATGGGTATGAAGGTGCATGATCGAGGATATCCTCCATCATTTCAAGTGTGAGTGTTTCCCCGTTGTCGCTGGCATCCTTGGACAAACCGTAGAAAAAGACTTTTTCAATTTCCTCCAGATTCAATTCATCCCCGCCGATATCCTCTACGCTTTTTCCCATTAGCGCGGACATCTTCTTAAGCGCTTTATGTCCAAAACGCAGTTCTCGCGGTCGATCAAGCTCAACAATTACAACATCGTTTTTATCTGTGCTCAAATTAAAGTCCTCCTATCAAAATAAGCCGGGGATCATATCCCGACTTTGTTATGGTGTTGGTGTAATTTCCAAAACAGGCTTTCCAGATACTTTAATTGTTATTTCAAAACTAATAGCATCCTCCAACTCTGCCGAGGTTTGATAAGCAGTTACAACGCCCTTAAATATCCACTTAGCTCCCATCTCTGCTGGAAACTCTATTGTAAAGTCCTCAGTTGTACTGTTTTCTAATGCATCATATACAGCCGCTTGTCCAGGGTCGTCCGGGTTAAAGAAACCTGATGCGGATACCTCGCCGCCATCCTTAAACCCGCCGATAAACTCACGGTATTCACCATCGCTGTCCAAGGTCGTTACGTCAATTGTCTCCTGGGACATAGACGGGGAAGAAATAGAGGTCAGGAATCCGATAGGTACTGCCGATGCTGCATCACCGATTTTTAACTTCGTTCCTAGTGCTCTTTGTGTCAATTTGATCACTCCTTAAAATGTGCTTTGTAGTCTATTAAGCATCTATAGAGATTTACTTGCGCTTCGTATAGTTCAACTGGCTTTTCATAGATCATTTCATTGATATAAGGGCCGCCCGTTCCGATTTCTCGTTGACTCATGCTAACTAGCAAATCAATCACCTGGCTAGTTATTTGCTTCATGGTAGAATACCTAGGAGCGATTATGTTGATTTCTCCTTCAACTGATTTGTCAGGAAGGTAACCGTTTGTAACGGTGTTTACCCTCAAACCATCAGATGATGTGTAGATGATATAGGGGCTAGTTGTTTTTTCTGGAGCGGTGAGTGGATAAACCCTGTTCTCAACCTCGGGGACTGTTTTAAGCTCCATTGTCAGCGCGGCTTCAAAATCCACTCCATCACCCCCTCAAAATCTTTTCTACTGTAACTTTGGCTGTATCTATGACTTTCTTTTCGATGGTATCTACGTTATCTGTTATGGATTTACGAAGATAGCGATAACCCGGTATATATCCACCATCAGCCGTGAGAAAACCATACTCTTGTGACGCGGGGTAATAGTATCTCTTGCCGTCCGCTGTGGTTTTAACAAAAATATCATTCTTGGCTGGATCCATCATGACATCATAAACAGCTTTCCCAGGCTTCACTCTACGTTCTCGCTTTAGGATCATCCCTGATTTTAGGTTACCTTCATCAACTGGAGCGTTCGCTCTAGCTGCTCTTAATGCGATTGTGGCGCCAGCTCTAGCCGACTTTGTCGCTACGGTCTGAGGAACTCTCTCAAGCTTCTTAAACATCGCTTGAAGCTCTTTCATTCCTTCGATCTTAGTCCCTCTAGCCATCACTGACGCTCCTTACACATGAGTTGTAATTCTTTTTTAGCTAGATGCGGATGTATGATGTAAAGTATTTCAAATGTTTGATCCTGGTACTGTGCAAACATCGTTCGATCAACGTCTTTCCTGTAACGAATGCGTATTCTCGTTGTTACCTCTGCATTTTCTTGTTTCGCAGCGTACCTGTCTTGGCCTCTTAACGGTTCTATTGCCGCCCATGTAGTGCAAACGGGTATTAGATCATCCAACGGTTCGCCGTATTCGTCCACATCATCCACTCCTGGTGGGCGCAGGAACTCCACACGCTTATCAAGGCGATTTACTAGTAACTTATAACTCATTTAAATCACCCCGTATCTGTAGGATCGTAGGCGTTTTGTAATTGCGTCATAATGGATTGAACTGTGAACCTTACCTTTTCCGATGGTTGCTGGCCTATTAGATCTCGGTTTTCGTACCAATCGGCGCACAAGACAAGGCAATATAGCTTTGCAAGTTGGTTGGTGCCGTCGAACTCTACGTCCACAGCATTGTGTAAGTATGTTTCCGCCGCACCTTTAAGGATTTCGACAATGTCATCCTCGTCATCGTCAACTCGCAGCCACATCTTTGTTTCTTCAAGCGTCAGTATCGCCATTTGCATCAGCGCCTTTCTTTACGCGCTTCGGCTTTCCTACGACTTCTATAAACCCTAATTTTGCTAGATATTTTACGCGCTCTTTATTGGTCTCTGGATATTCATCGCCGATTTCATAGCGCTTATAGTTTTCAAAACGCTCTCTAAATGCTTGAATGACAATCGCCATAGGTATCACCTCCGAATATTAAAAGAGGCCGATTTCTCGGCCTCCTAATTCCTCAAATTATGGCGTTGGCGTTAGATCAATCTGACCAAATACAACCGCCTTGTCGTCCCACTTCACATGATCATCACGCATCAGCAAGCGCATTTCAGTCGTGTCTCGTCTCCACGCATCCCCGCCCTCGCGAGTAGATGCCAATTCGAAGAAGCGGCGATTGAACAGTACTTCAAATTGATTCATATTACCGATTACCAAAGGTGCTTGATCGCCTGTTGTTGCAAGCAAGCGATTCGGCACAACCTCAATTGGTCGCCCTTTGAATAGTTTGCGCCCGGGCTTTGTAATATCCTCTTGCAAAATAGGTTTGCCGTTTCCGTCTTCTTGGTTATCCAGCCAATTAAATCCATCCTGATTTGTCAACAACATAGATGTTAAGCTGATCGCTGGGTCAAGTCCTACATTTAACACAGTATTAATTGCTTTAACGTCCGCCAGCGTTTGCGGCGGTAGCGTTCGTAATAGGTTAATAATGTGATAGTTGCGGGTAAACGCTGCTTTTCTCGCCATCCAGTTCACGACGTAATCCCACAGATTCACATCATTGTCAGCCAACAATTCGTTGGTAAGCGGCAAATAACCAGCACGCTTTTTTACTTTGTAACTTACTGGTGTGAATTTCGGGTTGTCCGTTTCCTGAATGATGCCGTACTCGTCCACGTCCGCCAAAGGTGTCATGTCTTCGTCTTTTTCTAGGACACGCGTACCCGAAAGCGTGGTTACATTTTGGATATTTACGTATTGAGCAAGGTCGCCGTGCGCACGCATTAACGCATTAATTTTTGTTTGAATATCTTGCGGCACAAGGATACCTACATCACCGTCAGTGATAGCTGGTACTGTCCCACCTTCATTCATCAATGCTCGTTTCTCGTATTCGGCAATAACGCTGCGTTGTTCTTCTGATACTTTTCTTCGCCGTATGCCACGCAACACCAAACCTGTATATTCCTGTTCCAGTTCTTTCATGTCACGTTCTTCGATATTACCTACATCGTTCAACTCTTTTCCGCCAAGCCCCCGCGCTTCTGTCTCCTCCAACTCGCGTTGCAAATCAACTTTCGTCTGCAGCGAACGAACTTCATCCATTTTATCCTTAGCTTCTGCCGTCTTATCTTCGGCCAAAAGCGTTCTTACTTCTCCTTTTGCCCCTTCAAGTTTTTGCAAGAGTGCACGTAATTCCTTAGTCATTTGATCACCTCATATAATTTTTGGGAAATAAAAAGAGCCTAACCAATTAGGTCAAGCTCAATAAGTAACTTTTCTTTTAATTGTTGTTCATCCGCTGATCGCTTTTCCGACTCTTTAAATTCAGCTAACGATCTAGTTGCTACTTCGTTCGCAGGATACGCAGGGAAGGCAACGGGGCTTATTTCGTATAGTTCGGCGCTTAAGATGTTGCGTTTGTATAGGCGATCATTTTCTCGCTTCTCGCTTGACCACTTATCCTTGGTTACTTTCATCCCGAAACTAACTCCATCAACATCGCCTCGCTGGATAAGCTCCCAAGCATCGTTTCCTACGGTTGTATTTGGGATATCAAGTTCAAAACGTAATTCGTTTTCCATATTGGTCAAACGAAGGGTTCCTGATTTTGTGTTTCCTAGCACCTGTGCAGTGTCATGACTCCACAACCCCACAACGTTTCGAGCGGCCAAACTATCCTTGAAAGCCTCTTTGTCAATCGTCTCGATGAATGAATCGCCCCAATAATCTCGCATCTCAGCACTTTCCGTGCTATATTTAATCGCCCCAGTGATGGTTCGCTTCCCCTCTTCACCTTCGCTATTCCTCACTTCCAAAGTTATCGGAAGCGCCCGAACTTCCTTCTGATCCGTCATCCTCTTCTCCTTGTCCAGTTCCATCACCCCCTTTCTTATAAGCAGCTCCAGCTTGTGTAATTGGAACGTAGCTTCCGTTTACAAGAAGCTGGTCGCCTCCTTCCTTAGGTGGAAGATTCTCAAGCGCACGCGACTCATTGGGTGTAATAAATCCTCCTTGGACTCCCATGCGGTATGCCTCGTATCGAGTCTTAAGGTCAGCCCGAAGGATTGCATCGACATTAAACCGTATAAACACCCCAGCGTCGATTTCTTCGTTCAGAAACAACTTCCAAGTTAACTCCTGCTCGTAACCAGTCAATTTGGGTTGCAAGGTATCCGTGTAAAATTCCCTTTGCGTTTCCGTCACATTGGCATACGTAGCCCTGGACAGGTCGTTTAACTGATGCATTTTAACCCCATAGGCCGCTGCAATCTGACGAATTGTTAGTTGTGTGTTCTCTAAAAACTGTGCATCCACTAGGTTTAGTGCGATTTGTTGATACTGGTACCCAATCGGCAAGAGAGCCACGCGGTGAGCATTGTTTAGTCCGCTAGCCATAGATTCGAATTTATCCCGGAAGTTTTTCTTCGCTTTCTCGTCTAGATCACCAACGTACTGCACAATACCACGTGCTTGTAGACCCTGCTTGAAAAATTTATTGACAAATTGACTCGCAGCGCCTCCATTTTCAAGCGTCCCCTTAAGGTAGTCCAAGGGTGATAAACCCACGATTCCATCAAGTGTTACTCCACCTTTAAAGTGAAGAACTTCATGTGGTGTTAATTTCCGCTGTTCATATCCAAGGTTAACTTGATATGCCACGTTAGAACGGTTTGTAACAAGCCCACTAGCCGCCGTATCATCATCTACTACTATCTTGACTAGATTAGTATCCATCGGCCATAAACCCACGATTTGACCTTTTCGATTAAACTCAATCGACGCATAAGCATTTCCATATAAATCATTTTGAGCTTCAATACACTTCCAGAAATCATAAGCGCTCATATATGGGTTTGGTCGCAGTTTAAGCAATTGATGCACAGGATGCTTCGCTGATCGCTGCACCCCGTTTTCGTCTTCCTGGTATACCTTGATCGGTAGTTTTGCGACAGACTCAGACAGAATTCTAATACATGCATATACAGTGTCGATTTTGAGGGCATTCTTTCCTTTAACATTGATACCGTCAGGATCAACACCAAGAACCTCAAGTAAGCGCCTCTCATCTACATTGAGTTCTAGAACCTCGCGCTCTCTCTTTTCGGTTTTTACTGCTCGTCTGAAAAGCATTTATATCCATCACTCCTTTTTTGGCGGCTGCCGAGCAATGGTTAACCCAATGACGGCTAATGTCACTCCTAAAGAGTACATGCCAGCCGTTTGATGAAGTTGGAATGTCGCCACGTTAATTAACGCCATCCCAGCAAGGATGAAAATGTCTTCCGCAAAATCCCGTAGTAAATAAATAATGTTTCTCAAATCCTCACCCCCAAAGTTTGTCTAAGAAATCAGATTCAGCAAATTCCGAAACATCAACTTCACTTTCCACCATACTTAAAGTAAGCTTGTGCGCATCAATAACAGCATCCACAGGGTCGATTCGTTTTCCGGGTTCGCCCTTCACGATCTTAATTTCTCCGAAACTGTTACTTTCCGTCTTAGCGTTCGCTATACTCCACGACAGAAGTTTTTCGCCCTTGTTATAGATCACGTTTCCAGCTTCGACTTCCAACTTAAAATCGACAGTGGCATCATTCAGACTGCGCGCGCTTTGTTTTATCTCGATGCAATCAACACCAAACGTTTCATCCAAGTCAGATAAAAAAGCATCCGCATTATGAGGGTCATAAGCGATGCCTTTGAGTTGTAGATCGTATTCGTCTATAAGTCCTTTGAAGTAACTGAGAATATATTTGTAGTCTGTTTTTACGCCGCCCATTGTTTCCGTGGGCGTTAACAGTCCAGCCCTGATCCACATGTCGTAAGGGGCATGGTCTGTCCTAACGTGCTCAACTACTCGCTTCACCGGGATGAAACTATGTGAATGAATGAAGTATTTTCTTTCCCCATCAATAGTTAACGGGAACTCCAATACCCCGGATGTAAGGTCACCGCCACTCGATAAATCAAGCCCTAAATAGCAATCTTGACCTCGAACATCTTCTAGTGTCATGTCGGATTCGCAATTCTTCCAATGTTCAAGATTCATGTACTGATCATCTGCGAACTGCACCCACTCATTAAGCGACTTGGTCATAAAGTTTCGCAGCTCAGCGCCTTGCATTTCCTTTGCTTTGATAGCATCAGTACGAAGGCTGATTAATGTTTGGTCAGTCCAAAGCGGATTAGCCTTGCCCCAGTTGTCCTCATCCCATAGATCGTCTTCCCTATCAAGTTCACAGATGAACACGAACTGAGTCTCGTCAACAACCACTCCTGCAAGTATCTTTTTGCAGTATTGATATAGCTCGTAACAGGGCCCATTAAGATCAAATCCAGCCGTTGTAATAACGGATATAAGACACTGCTTGAGCTTCTTCGTACCGTCCGACAGGAGCTTGTACATCTGGTTATCCTTATGCAAGTGATATTCGTCGACGCTGGCAAAGTATGGTCTAAAGCCGTCTATCGACTTAGTGTCACGACCAAGGGCTCTTATTTCACCTTTTGAAAGGTTACATTCGATCTTTCCTGCATATTCTTTTACTGTGAATAGCCCTTCTTCGTATTTACTACCACTCAGTTCAGGATCTGCATCTATGAACTTAATACACTCTTTTAGAACAATCCTAGCTTGTAACTCTTTTGTAGCTGTACAGTAAACCTGCGGGTACTGATACTCGTCAAAATTACCATAGTATTTAGCCGGTATTGCATTTCCAATAGACTTACCATTCTGCCTAGCAACTTGTACATATGAAGTGCGGAACCGCCTATAACCATCAAGCGTTCTCCAACCATGCCACGATCCAAATATAAAATCTTGAAATCCCCATAGAGTTAATGGTTTAGGTTCTTCACCTTCTGCTAATGTCAGACTTTCTGCAAACTCAATTAATTCATGTCCCGCTGTCGGATTCCATACATAAGGAAAATCATCAGAACCCTGCCTTTCGAGATCATTCAAATGTCTTTGACAGGCTTGTATTTCAGATTGCCCTACACGTCTATTCAGTCGTCCGTTTACCACATCAAGAGCGTACCTAGTAACTCTATCATCGTAATCTAAGACGTTTAAAGGATAATTATCCAATGCGTCCACCACCGAACTTACTAAACTTGCTTGGTGGTTTTTCTTCCTTCTTAGGTTTAGGTACGTTCTTCACTTTAGCAAGTGGGTTCAGGAATAAACGATCCTGCATTTTGATGAGCATGTCCATCTTTTTGTTGATGGCTGTTTCTATTCTCAGCAATCCATCTACGGCAACCATCGCCCTCAATTGCTTTTTAACACGGGTATTAAACTCTTCACTTTCCTCGATATATTCATCCAATTCAACGCTGTTATAAGCGATTTTATCGATAGTTTGGTACGATTTTAACAGTCTTTCATACTCAGAATATGTCTTACAATAAAGTGCCAACATGCTGACATCAGAACTCGTCAACAATTCAATCCCTTGTTTGGCAGCCTCTCTATATTCTTTCAGAAACTGTTTCCAATACGCGAAGGCTATAGTGTCATCTTTCACGAATGACGGGGGTTTCAAGCGATCTAGTTCTGTCTTCCCAAGCTTAACTTCACTTTCCAACCTAGCTGCGATTTCTTCCTTTGTGAGTCGGTTTGGATTCCCCTGCGCAAGTTGCAGAGACACTGGTTTTGCGTTCCTTCCCACAGGGTTCACCTCCTAAAAAGTCATTGAAAAATTCAAAAAACGAATTTATGCGTGAAAAAAGGGGGGACGCGGTCTTCGGGTTGCCCTTCGAAAACTTTTTGCCCCTCCCCCTCCCTCTATTTTCCATTTTTTTCTACTCTATTTTTACCCTATTTTGATTTCATGCTTTACCGCTGTAAAGCGTTGTTGGTTAAAGTTTGCTATGATCAATCTTAGTATGGCACCTATTACACAAGCTTTCCATGTACGCCACAACAAGGCGCAGCTCCCAATACTCTCTTATGGGCTTCTTATGGTGTACCATGTCTGCTGTCTTGATGCGGCGTTCTCTTAAGCACTGCTGACATAGTCCCTTGTCCTTACGTAGTCTCTCTACCCTTGCTGCCTTCCACTCTTTGGAGTTATAGAACTTCTTTGCGTCTTGGTCTCTTATGTGTTGGTCATACATTCTATTGCGCGTTGCCTTATCCTCTGCTACAAAATCCTTGTGTTCTGAGCAGTACCTTCCCTCTGTCAGTCTCTTGCATCCAGACTTGGAACAGAATCGTTTAAGAGCCATCGCGTCCATCTTTATCCTTGATGCTTGTTGTAGGCTAAAAAGACTAAAGCGGCCACATTCATGGAAAACATCGCACCAGCTATAATATCAACCAACCTTATCACCCCATGTTAATTACTATTGTTAGAACATCATCGTCAGGAGCTTATACGTTCCCGCTACAGCTAATACAGCAATGCACATAAAGATAACCATTCCACACCATTCTGCGGCGTAGCTTGACACCGTTTCTTCCTTTTCCGCTTCTCCTTTTGGCTGGTGTCCTGGTGGCGGAAGTACTGTTGGTTTTTTCATCACCTTCACCCTCTCATATAAAATAAAAAAGCCGCCTTATTGGCGACCACCCAATTCCCACATAACTACATCTTCAGGAGTTAAACACCCAGTTTTTAATTGTATTTGCCATACTCCATTTTGACTTCCATCTGCATAATAATAGGGGAACGGGCGATATCCCAGCTCCTTGCATTTTTCTATACTCTTCTGGTCAACTAGCGCATGAGGCGGAGACTCATATCCTTTCCATTTGCCAACTTCATTCGTCCACTCAATGATTTTACCAGCTTGACCATGCCCGCAACAACACCCCAAAGTAATAACGCCGTTATCGTTTAAAGATTGAATCTCATCTGCAATGCAATCATCCACCGGTACGGACAAACTTCCGGAGACCGATCGACGTTTTTTTAACTTAACAAGTCGGGTTGTTCCGTGGGTACACATTCAAACACCACCTCGAATGACATTCAACTTTGATTTAATGAATTCCCATAATGTAAGCACGATTAAACCAATCAATACCCCAGGTATAAACCATAGTTTGTGATACCAAGGCATTTGGTTTAATATCGCATGTTCAAGTCCCATCACGCGCTCTCAACCTCCTCTAGGCGTTCAGATAAGGCTATGATTAATTTGTTTAAGGCACTCGCCTTTATCCTTCTCGCGGTTCTATCGCTCACACCCAGTTCGCCAGCTATTTCCCATTCGTACCAGCGTTTTTTACTCATGTAGGCTAATTTAACCACTTGTTCCTCTTCATCGGTTAAAGTATCTATCGCCTGCTCTATTAGACTAGCTATAGGACTGTTTGCAAACTTGTAAGCGTGATAGCGCTCTAGTTTTTTCGTAAGCTGCTTTTTATCGATATTAACCACCTCCGAAGAAACAAAATTACCGCCCCCAAAGGAGCGGCCAAGAAAAAAGGTTAGAATTAATGATGTGGGCAGGATTCGAACCTGCACGGATAGATTTGTACTCACGCTACCAGCCAAATGACTGACTCAACGTACTATCCACTGTGTTCCTTGTTGCGTCTACCATTCCGCCACCACATCGATAACGAATGAGCCTCAAGGCAGAACCTTTCCTCCCAGGAGCCGCGCCGACCGTGAACCCCACGATCCTTCCCATACTCGCCGTATATCGCTTTCTGGATTATCACTCTGGTGCTGCGGAATTTAACTCCCTGCCCATATACAAGGGCGTTCTGTTTCGTCCTCTCTTGGCTTATATGTGAATCGTGCCCAGGTAAGCCTAGTCACGTTATCACCGTATGTGCCCCACACCGGACAATACGCGCTCCTGTCGTACCATCCGGGCTTCGGGCTTGTTAGCCACACTACACAAGTTACTATTTCAACTGCTGCGTGTAGCTATTAATTGATTGATTACACCTCCCGAATGAGTTTGCACACTACATATCGGATTTTACATAATCAATCGTGCTGGGAAATGATAAGGAACTTTGCACCGAATCCTTTTACCGTCCATGCGGGTATCCAGGGCATTCATGCCCTATCGGTGTCCTTTGGTCAATCTCCCACACTATCATTGTACCATGGTTAATTTCATAAAAACTGACTTGGTACTGACAAAAAAGGGCCATTTTTATTCTTTCAGCTTAATTAGCCTTAACGATGTAGCTAAGCGGTATATCGCAAAGGATTTGATGCGCTTATAGTGCCTGTAACTGTATCCTATTTCATCTGCTATTTCGTAATCCCACTTTTCTTCCCCGTCCGCCTCCAGGTACTTAGTGCGTATTAACTTCTGTTGCCGCTGCGGTAGTCTACTAACCGCTCTCTCTACCCGTTCTATGTGCCTCTTGCGCCGCTCCTGCTCGTCTGTGTTGTATATTGCTATGTCGCCTGTTTGATCACTTGTAGTGCCTGTGTAGCCCCTTGGCATGTCGCTGTATTCTGCTGTCGTTGTCGGCTCGATTGGGACAAACTCGGTTATGCTGTACTCTCTTGCGTCATTTAAGTATTCTTCCACCGCCGCTGTTGTTGCCTTTTCATCTACCTCGTAAATACCCATTGTGAGTTGTTTTGCTCCCATCGTCTCACCCCCGTTTGTACTTTTTTACATGTTTATTGATACAACAGTCATTTTTCTGGTCATTTACTTGTATTATACTACATATCGCTAAACAATCGGAATGATAGATGATACAACAACACCTCTTATATCAGCGTGTTCAGCAATAGCATCTTGTAGGATTTTGTAAGTTCTTTGTGTTACCGATCCTGTCACAGCTGCTGACATTCGTCCAGTTCTCAATTCTCCATTAACGACATATGAAAAATTAACAACCGACTGTATACGTAAATGCCTATTTAATCCTCGTCTCACTCTCTTACACCTCCTCCAATAAATCAAACAGCTCCACTTGCCCCTCTGCTGCATATTCGGACTTGTCCACGATTAGACCCTGTTCTAGCCATTCTTTCGGCGCTTCCTTGGCATAGTGAGGCCGAATCATCTCGCCCGCTCGGGAACGTTGCGGATTCTCCTTCTCGGCCTTCTCCGTCCACACCCAATACGATTTAGCTGATATTTTCATATGGTTTTTCCCCGTAAAGTAGTTTTAATGTTTTTTCTGCCTTGTAAGCCATACGCCACGGTATAGATGATGTGCCACGGTCTTTACCTTGTATCCATATCTCCTCTAAAGCTTCACGCAGCGCTCTCTCTCGCTGCTCCGGCGTTTCGTTTGGTATTTTTACCTCTCTCCACCATTGAGCCATGTTTATTCCTCCCCTGGTAGGTTAATAGGTGCGTAATGCGACACTGTGTCATCAAAACCGTGATCTGTCCACCAAAGCAACCTGCCGTTAAATGATACTCGTAACTCCGCCTCCATCGTTTTTGATCCTATGCACACCAGAAACGTCTTCCCCAACTCTGGCGGATTCTCTGGATCGTATTTCTGCCACGGTATTTTATATATCACTGTATCTGTGTTGTTGTTTTCATAGCATTCGTCGCATAACTCCTGTTCGTGAGGCGCTTCTTTCATTCCACAATCTACACATCTCATATATCTATCCCTCCAATACAGCTAATAAAGCAGCCTTACAACGTTGCGCCGGGGTTGCGTGGATAAGTGCAAGCAAGTTATCTGAACATTCTGTTATAAAGTCATCAAGTTCATCAGGGAGATTCACCCTTTTTCCGCTTACTACTTCCGCTAATGACATCGCATATGAAAGTCGGTATGTTTCAAGAATACGCGCCTCCACTTCCCATGCTGCGGATATGTCGGAACTGTACATTTTAGGGAAACTTGCCATGTTGTTTTTTCGCACATATGAGTCATTTCCCCTGACTCTCTCGTATCCCATTACATCCGTAGCAATCCAGGCATCACGTTCGCGCGGTGTCATGCCTTCCCATTTGGCTTCGATCTCTTCACGTGTCATGATTCATCCTCCTCAAATGCCGCATTGATTGCAGCGTTGATGATCCGCGCCTTATCAGGAGTTAATTTCCCTTCTATGGAGGATATGATCTCAGGTCCTTCCTTCTCTGGATAAAGGGATGTCAACGTTTTAGACAAATGTCTTGTCACAACGTCTAGCGCATTCTCCGCATCACCCCATTGCGATTTTTCGTTGATTGCCTCTTCTATCGCTTCACGTAGTTTCTTTTCCCGGGCTTCTGCTGCGCTTAGATCATCATTAAGTCCTTTCGCGACTGCTGCCCATCTCTTTCTGCCCCTTAATTCAACGCCGTATTGTTGGAGATAATAGGGAAGCATTTTAGCAAACTCCGTTAGGTTGTATGGCATGTCGCTGTTTCCGTACTCTTTGACCAGTTCTTTATCCTTATGCCAGTCTCTAACCTCAGTCATGGGATACCTCCTTAAAGCTGTCACAGCAGTAATCGTCTGCAACAATTACATGTTTTTCATCGACCATACAAACCATTTCGTCATTATCGTTCGAAGCGGCATGTATGCATTCCAAACACTCTCTTTTATCCATTACTCTCTATTCCTCCCTAATCTCTTTCAACTCGTCCTTTAGCGCGTCAGCACATCTGGCACATAGATAAAAACAGCCGCTAGTTCCATACGATATTTCAATCACATAATGCGAGAATCTAAAACAGTTATGGCAATTACATTGACGATCTACTGTCACTCTCATTACTCTCTTACCTCCCCTACTCATCATCTTCGTCATCGTCCGGAATCATTGCGCCGCAATCCTGGCATTCATATATCCCTTGATTCCAGTGTTTTATATCGCCGCCGCATACAGGACACACACCTTCTTCTAACAGCTCGTTCATATTCTTACCTCCCCTAATAGCTCTGGATTGTCAAAGCGTGTGCCTATCACTTCGCATTCTTCACTGATATATTCAGGATCTTCATAGATTGGTTGTCCTCCTAAAGTAAATGCACCATTATCGGCCCCCGCTTCGCTGGGTATTGCGGTCGAGTCGAGGGCCTTCGGCTGTTTTACTCTATATCGCTTACAGATGCCGTGTAGTAGTTTTCAATTACTGCATATGCTGAAGAAAGAGTTACGAGACACTCTTTAGGTATAGTCCTTTCAGTCCAGACACAAGGCTGAATTTTAACGTCAGCCACTTCACATTCTCCGTCTTCGTACTGATCTTTAACTGTATTGATAAAGTCTTCTTTGTTCTCAAATTCTACTGCTCTGCCATATACAAAATCGCTCTCTTCCGACCAAATCAATTCTTTTGCCATACATTTTATCTCTCCCTTTGGTTTATTGGCCCCGAGGCCGTAAGGTGACATTACCCTTGTCGTTTATTCCAAGCTTCAGCAGCTTCCTTTCGGCTATCGTACAGATACACGCCTATTGCAGCCCCGTCGATTTCATAGTTAGCTATTGGGCAACCTTCATTTTCTTCGTGAATGTGGAGGATACGGAATGCCAGCCCTGACCACGGATCGTTTTCGTATTCATCATCTCTATCATTTCCTTCGTGATCAGTTACACCAAATTTCGCTTCTCCGCCGCAAAACGGGCATGGTTTAAGATATTCTTTCATATTTTCATCCCCTTTACTTATTGTGTCTCCCCTTCTATAGCCGTATAGGGGCTAAAAGATCCGCTTAAATTTAATGAGAATATCTTCTTTCCTGCATCCATCTGTACAATTCCACCTCCGCTAGAATAAGCGGATGTAACCGTGCCAATTGAACCGGATGGTAAAGTTATTTGGTCGGGGTCGGTGTACTTCTTGGGGAACATGTGGAAGCAGTCTATGTCGGCATTCAGTACAACGCGATCTCCTTCTTTCATTCCTTATCACCTTCCCTCAATAATGTTGTAGTGCCCCTAGATCGATCCCCATCAAGCTCCAATTGTCGTCTAGCGTAGGAACAACCTTGCTTATGATCATCTTTTCCACCGTCTCAACTGGAATTGGATAGGTTGAGGTATTTTTGTAGTAATGCGGCATTGCCTTTATCGTTTCTTCGCTGTAGATCCCAGCCTGATTTAAGTTGTTGGTGTATCCGCTGTTATCTGGACGCCACCAAACGTACTCGCCTTTTCCTTCTGACCACTTAAGACTAAGAATGTAATAGTTCATTCCTTATCCCCTTCCCCTAAAGCAGCGTTAGACTCATTTAAAACATTCGTTATCTGCTCTTGATATAGCTCGTAAGGTGTAACGTCTCTTAATTCCATGAGATAGTTCTGTTGTATTTCTAGCGCTTTACGTAGATTGGCGATTTCTTCTGCATTGTCCGCCATCGTTTCATGTGCGCGAGTTATATTGTTGTATGCCTCGTGCTTCAAAGCGTATTCACGCTGTATGATTGCGTCCTTCTCGGTAAGCTGCCGCTCTGCTTCAATGGCTCTACGGAGCGCATGAGGAGCTACAACGTCATGCACCATGTTAACGGGCCCCCTCGGATCTTTAGGTATGATTGTCAGTACCTTCAAATCCGCTTCTAAATCGCGTTTTTCTTCCTCCAGCGGCTTCCCCTCTACATAAGCAAATAACTGACCTAACCCCGGTAATCCTACATGTGCATAGCTTCCTTTTTCAGACATCCTTTTCACCTCTCCCCTCTAACCTTTTTGAGATATTCCGTAGCGAAACCACCACTAAAACCATCCAGACGCACTACTTCCGATCCGCACAAATCCCAAGGCTCAGATTCTACCGTCCATACCTTATCCTTGTATTTTTCTTTCCGCGATTCATAACAGGTGTGCATCACCACTTGATCGCCGGGTTTTAATCCTGATTTCTTATACTTTGGTTGTCTTTTCATTTCTTTACCTCTCCCCTCTAAAATAGAGTTAGCTGGCCATTGTCAAAATTCATAATCAAAAGCTCCTCTGCCTTGCCGCCTACATTTTGATCGCCTACAGCCTGTTTGAATGCTTCGTGACGCTCGATATTCCAATTCCCATACAACTCATGGATGATCGGATCCTCGTAATACGAGACAATCACTTTCGCTTTGCATTTATTCAACATCTCACCTAGTTCATAGTGATCATTTAGAGCGAAACCACCAGCATAGAATTTTTCACGCCCAACGTATGGAGGATCCACATAGAACAGCGCTTCTTCTGAGTCGTATTTCTCGATTATTGTTCTAAAGTCCAATCGTTCAATCATTACGCCTTTCATTCTTTCAGCGAATTCCCTTATTCGTTGGCAAGCGTTCGCATACCCCTTTGATGGATTTTGACTTGATGTTGTTGAATGTCTCCATCCTGTCCGCGGCACTTGTTCCGCGTTTCCTTTCGAGATGGCCGAGCGGTTGAGATAAAAGAATCGGACTGCCTTTTCTAACGGATCCGAAGGGAGCTCCTCGCGCCGCCACTTCTCATAAAGCTCTCTGCTATAAGGAAGCGCAGCGCATTTTTCAATCAATCTTTCCGTATTCTCTATGCTTTGCATAATGAAGTTCACAACAATCCCGTCTATGTCGTTGTACACTTCGTGGTTGATTCTTGGCTTTTGGGAAATCACGTGCGCAGCTCCGCCGAACGGTTCAATATAAACCTTATGAGCTGGCATTTTGTTAATGATGCGCTCGGCTTGCTTCCCCTTTCCACCAAACCAAATCAGTGGAGATACGACGCTCACGTTCTTCTCTCCCCTCTCTGTTGTTTATTCCCCTTTCAGGTGGGATAAAGCAGAATCAACGAGTTTATAAGTTTCTGTCTTTCTCATGTGTGTGCATAACTCATTCCTTTTTATGAGCTCCAACAGTTGTACGTGATCGCTTTCCATGTCCATCTCAATCCGCTGATATGATTCAATCAATTTACCTTGTGTCTCTATGATCGTTTGTAGTCGTTTATATTCGGATAGGAGCGCTCTTAACGCTTCTGTCGGAACCATTGTTGCGCTGCATGTATTTCTTTCTGCATATTCTGTTAAGTCTTTAACTTCTTGTATCCGGTCTATATGGTTACTCATGGGTATCCCTCCTAGTAATAGACTCCTACTAATTTCCCGTAGCAATAACTGCCACATGTACCCCATTTCCAGTGATATTCATTCAGCACATCAAGTTTTTTTCCGCACTGTTCGCAATGGAGTAAGTCTTCTCCTGATTCCTTGTAATGTTGAATTGCAGCCTTTTTTCGCACTTTCTTCCGCTGCCGCTTATTCATCCTCTTTAGCCTCCTTGAAAATGATGTAAAAATAATCTCCGTCCTCTGTAGCAGCTACTTTAATATCTTCGACCATTGCCGTTGGATGATCATTTATCCATCCTCTTACCGATCCAGCGCCTTTGAGAGCGTCTGATATTTTGATTTCACTTGCTTTACCTAACATGCTCAGTCCTCCTTAATCAACAAATACAGTTTTATCCGTTACTTGATCATTGCTCGTAATGGTGATAATGGACTGATCGCCTGGAATGATGCTTAAAGTTTCAATGGTGTAATCTTTTATCACTTTGAATCCACTTAGATTGCCTGATTCATATATCAATCGTTCCCCGTCCCAATTCCACGCCTCGTTGAACTGTGGGTATTGCGAAGATTCATAATTAACCTTGGATGGTGCTACGGTTTTCAATTTCGCCCTTCTTCCCACATAACTAATGCTTTGCTCCTCGCTAGGATAAGTTTGGATATATTCTTGATACCTTACCGGCATAACTTCCTTCAGGTGCGAGAGAAACAAGGGAACAATCTTGTTTTGATAATCTGTTATTTCTCCACCAAAAACCGCTTGTGGTCTAAACAGGCATATCTTCCGAATCAGTTCCACCGTGAAATACCGTTCTTGTATAAATGCTCCGTCACTTGCGAATAGAAAAGGAGATTCAACCTCATATCCTTCCTCTTCTGAAATCTTGATATGAGGGTAAGGAAATACCACATAACCATTGACCAAACCCAACTTTCTAGGTGGATAATTCAATTTTCCATAGCATTCATGACCCTGCCATTGAGCCTTGAATTCTCCGTATTTCCTCGCTCGGCTGGTATACCCCGTATGAGTCGTATTTCGTCCGAATTTACACCCCATACCGCCGAAGCTCCGCACTCTTAGACATTGATTATTATTGTAATAAGAGCATTTGCTGTGTTTATCGCAATGTATGACACTGGCTTCCAGCGGCTTTTCTTTGCCCCCGAACAACCCTTTTCCACCGTATAACCCGACATGAATAGTCTCTTTATCCATCTTTTTCAACCTCCTATTCTTCCCCGAAAACTCAGCTTTACATTTGCGCGCGTCCTGGGAGCTTGTTTAAGCCCCTCTAAGTCTCTACCCTTCCATTTATACTCATTCGATCTGTAAGTCGCTAGAATCAGCGTTCTTGGCGCTCAGACGGCGTGTTATTAATATCCTGTGTCTTGGCGTTTGTGGTTTAATAATTCAAATGTTGTTGCATATTCGTCATATTTGGTTTTTGAACCACGTCTGATAGTTGTTTGTTTTTTCGCCTTGTCAGATGGTATCCAATACAACTTTTCGACTTCTCCACTTTCGTTAAGCCCAATACACAAAAAGTAATCTATCTGTTGTTTTGATCTTGTATTAAATGTCCATGTTTTTCCTTGATTTACTGGGTTAGAGACTTTTACATTCACTCTATATCCGTTAAATATCAAATCGAATGGAGATCGCCAGTCCATTCCTGAAAAATCCTCGGCCCCTTCCAAAAAATCAAGACATTTCAATTCCCAATACCTACCTGTCCTTTGTTTTGGTTCAGCAAGCTCTTCCTTAGGTATGGTTGAAGCTTTTATTTTCCTCAGCATGTTGTAAACTGCGACTGGAGTAATACCATATTTCTCCGCCAACTTCGCCCCACTTCCAGCCTTTTTGTATTCATTTTCGATTGTATTTCGATTTAGAAAAAACTTATTACGATGAAAATGACCGACTTTATATTTAGGCTTTTTTGATGGATATTGATGTCTTGGTGAATAAGGTATTTCCTCATCGCAACCGCATTGACATATATATATTGGCCTCTCAATACCCATTGTCTTGCCTCCTATGATTTTCCGAATTTTTGCTCATGTATGCCTCTTCGATCTGTTCCCAAGTGAAGCCAAGCATTTTACCAAGTCCAGCGAAGCTATTGAACATCCCCTCATAATTCCAAGAGTCAGGGGTGTAAGAAAATTCGCTTATCTTTTCAAAAACTGAGAGAAATGTATCGGTAGTTGTTGCGTCCACCACTGCTACAAATCCGAATTCATAAATATCGATTCCAATTTCAATGCCAATCGACAAAATGAAGTGTAGGCAATCAATGTATTCTTCTAGGAGTGGGTAGGTTGTGTATTCAAATGGACCTCCGGGATTGGCGAATGCAATTGAATTTTTTATATATCGCGGCTGCTGGTCTTTACTCCAATACTTGAAACCTCGCCATTCATTTGCGCATTCTCCTAGCTCCACTTGCAACGCTAGAATCTTTTGCGGCAATAAGTCCTGCCCTTCCAGCCCGTGTTGCTTTATAATCCTCTCGTCTAGTTCTCTTTGCATGTTGTATAGTTTTACAATGTCCATGTTTATCTCCCTTTCCAAAAGTTACGTTTGATATTTCGCCAGATGTTCTTCGCCTCTGCCTTGTACATTGGAATGAGAGCAATTGACATAATTCCAATTACTACATTCATCCCAGCAATCACCGCCGATTCCTTATTCAAAAACACGCCCAACACGAACATGTAGAAACTTACTGGTATTAAGGCTAAACCCAAGCAAACGAGAAATCTTATAACCATCTGCATGCTTTACACCGCCTTCTTAGATTTCTTCGATTTTTCTTTCGTTTCCTGAGGCTCTAGGATGGCTTTTACAACCTCTTTCTGCTGTTTAGTATCTGCTGTGTCCATTCGCACCGCCCGTGCGATCTGAGCTAAAATAAATGCGTCTCGCACGTTGTCTGACTTATGCTCGTATCCCCACCGTTTATACAAGGGTAAAATCATCTCGCTTTTGTGAGCATTCCCTTTGCCCGTTGCATACTTTTTGACTTGGCTCGGTGTTGGCTCGATCCAAACCATCCCACGCTCGATCAATGCAAACCTAATCGCATATCCGATTCCGTATTGCGTGCTAACCGCTTGCCCTTTGGAGTTGAAGGAGAAGCCTTCCACGCAAACTAGGCTATCTTGCTCTAAATAGTTAACTATCTCTTTTCCGTATTTCCTTATCTCAGCTACTGTCGAGTGCATTCCGGTTTCGAGTGTGATCTCTTCCTCGCGAATAACGTTGCCTAGTGCATCTAACTCCACAACCCCGGTATTTGTACTCGGGTCTATCCCTACAAAACGTGTCATACAATCCTCTCCCCTTTTGCCATCTGCAATTTCTTATGAAAAACCCGATCATTTGCCAGAATCTTTCCGCTATAGAATAAGTTCGTTTCTTTCTTGATATCCGCATGACACTGTTTACACAAACCCATCATCGCCCATGTTTTCGTTGCAACCCCTCTGCACTTCGGCATCTTACAACGGTTCATGTCCTCGCCCTCCCTTTACGCCATTCTTCCTAGTAATCCGCCGTCTCGTGGTTGTATCAGATCACGCTTCGATTGATCTATTGCCAGTATCAAAACCTCGTCTGGGTCTCGACCTAAGACCTCGGCTATTTGGCGTATACTTTTCCCGTCATCCCACATGTTGCGGAAATTGCTAACCTCCGTCCTGTCCCAAACAAAATTTAGTTCTTCACAGGCTAAGTAAATTTTCCTTCGGGATACGAACTGTGTTTCCATCCTGTAACCTGTAGGCAATTTCCGCACCCCTCTCTTTATGCAATATCTCTGCTGTAGCTCTTATCCGTTCATCCCAGCTCCGACTTGTGTCCTGGGCTACTTCTTCCGCATCAAATCCAAATGCTTCCCGTCCCCGGCGAACAAATTCCGCAAAGTCCTTGTCGAACAATTCGTAATCGTCAATGTGTTCCATGGTTACCTCCTATTGCAGTCTGTAATTTAGCTCTATTCCACCTGTTAGGGTTACTTTGTAGTCTCGACACATTTCGTTTATGCGGCTGCCTATCGCTTCGTCCATTTGGCATAACTGCGATATAGTCTTTTCCGAACTGATCAGGATAGGCTTATCTTCTAGATAGCGATAATTGATAATTGCGAATAGCTGTTCAAGTTGGAATCTAGTAGGCCGCTTTTCAGGAGTGTTGTCTTGTCCTTTGAAAAGATCATCCAGGAAAAGCACGTCCGCTTGTTGCAGAACCCGGATTCTATCGTCAAGAGAATCCAGATTGTTGCGAAGCTCGTTGAACCCCTCGACCCAAGGGAAGTAAATCACGCCCACTCCTTTTGAAATCAAGTTGTTTGATATCGCCATGAGAAGATGTGTTTTTCCACATCCGGGGCGACCAAGCAAGGCGACGCTCCCTTTTTCCTCTCGCTTCGGATACCCCTTAACGTAATTCCAAGCTGCTTCATACGCTTGCTTCACGGTCTCCGGTCTGCCATCTAGCTTGAAACTGTTAAATGTCCTAGATTGGAATTTTGACGTTATCTTGCTAGACTTCATCAGGCGTTCAGCCCGGCGTTCCTTTTTACACTCGCAATCCATCGCATATTCCGATCCATCCTCACGCCGTTTTAACACGACCTCTTCATCCCGGCATATCTTGCATTTGTAATCAATGGGTGCCTGTTCTGTTTTGGCGGTCGAGGAAATCAAACTCGCTCTCTTCCTGATATCCTCCAGATTGAACCCCTTCATCACTTCTTTGAAGCTCTCCAACCCCGGCCCCTCCTTCCAGGTAATCTTTGTATCTTCCCTCATTCAAAAAGGTCTTGGCATGTTTTATATATCGCTGTTCTGTTTTAAGTCGCTTGCATTCTGCCTTGTAATTCTTAGCGCATTGAATAATGACAGCGTGGTCTTCGCCTTCTTTGACTATTTTGTTGAATGTCTTTGCTGCATCTTGTTTTTCTATCTTGCGAGGATATTCAGTCCAGAAAGATTCAAATTCAGGCGTATATATATCTTTATTACTTTCTTTTCTTTTACTTTTATTTAATTTACTTTCCTTTCCTTGCATTCCATTAGCACTGCTATTGCTATGCATTTGCATACCTTCTGCATTTTCTTCACCATCACTAGTTGGCTGCTTTCCCTTGTTCCATCTAGCTTTAGCGGCCTTTCGGCGCGCCTCAGATAATTGCTCTCGAATATCCATTCTGCGAAGTAATGAGGCGCTCCAAAAATGTGTTTCATCTGCTTCAAACAGTTCAAATTCATGTATGCAATCATGCACAAATTGTTCAACCTTTGTGCTATCAGTCTGCAATTGCAATGCAAATGCATTAAAAGTGTATTTCGAATGCATATCTAGCTTGTAGCCTTGGGATTCTCGCATCATTTCAACTAGCATCCAGTACCAGCCGTAACCTTCCGAACCATACACGCCACGCATCGCGGTAATCTTTGGATCGTGTCGCGCATTGCTGTCATGCGAAAAGTAGTAAGCTTCTTTCATGTCACCACCCGCTCAGTCGCTTTATTCCGTAACTCGCTCAAAATTTTGCTTGTGTCTTTGCCATCTTTCATATTTTGCAAATAGATTAGTAGCCGCGGCATCCAGTATTTCTTATTGGAATGCACCAAATCGTGCATTTGAGTGGATAGCAGCACACAGTTCCAAACCTCGTACTTGCCACCACCTCCGCCCATGCCGCTATATTTAACCCGGTGCAAATGTAGTCCGGGGCCGGGCTTGCCGCTAAGCAAGCACCAATTCCCGTCGCGCTTCTTTACCACTGCCCGTACCTGTTCCTTTGTAAGCTCCTTGTCCTCGTTTTTATTCTGCTTCCGGTCTCGCAAAGGCGTTTTAGATTCGCGCCGCCTACCTAATTGCTGTTCTTTGGAATATGAGTTGAGACCAAAGTCAAACATATGATCACCCCTCTCCTAGAAAGGCATATCATCCGGTATATCGATCGGTTTACCATCGTCTGCGAATGGATCCCGTTCACTTTGCCCGCCACTTCGTTTGTCGTCCCGGTTCGATTCCAGGAAACGCACGTTATCAGCAATGACCTCTGTCACGTATACGCGCTTACCCTCGCTATTCTCGTAATTCCGTACCTGAATGCGTCCTTCAACAGCTGTGAGGCGACCCTTACGCAAGTAATTCGCGCACGTCTCAGCCAGTTGTCTCCAAGTTACGACCGGAATAAAATCCGCTTCTCGCTCTCCGCCCTGCGATGTGAACGGTCTGTCCACGGCAATCGTGAACTGAGTAACAGCCACACCAGAAGGGGTATATCTCAATTCAGGATCTCGGGTTAACCTCCCGATAAGGATCACTCTATTAAGCAATGGAATTCCTCCTATTGATTGATAAGTTCCGTGTAATGCACGATTTTGTTCAATGTCTTTGTCTCACGACAGTAACGGCAATTTTCGCAGCGGTCGGGCTCAATTCGTCCGGATTTAACCTCTATCAAACGAGGCATGTTCATTTCTATCAAATCCAGTTCCCGTTGAATGTCATAACCATTAATAGAGATTACAGCCTTGTCTGGTGGGTCTTCCTTTGAAACAGCTACTATAATGGGTTCTATCCATCCGTCACGCCCTTGTACACGCCGTTCAATCTCTGCGTAGAGTGCCATTTGGGTTACATAGCCACTAGCCTCCACAAACGTCACATAGCCGTTATTGGGATCCCAGGTTTCTTTTTGTATTTCTCGTACTGTCTTAATGTCCGAAAACCTATTACGATCCGGTGCGTAGTTGTCCATTTTCACTTTCCACTTTGCCCCCGCAAATTCAGCCGTTAAAATAACTTCCTTTTGGCCTTGAAGGACAAACATGCATAGTGGGTCGTTTTCAATAGTTCGTATAAGTTCATCTGCTCTCTGAAATTCCTTTTTCAAATTCCCCTTATTAGCACCTTTAGAAGCTATGATTTCAGGATTTTCAGATTTGAATTGCTCGAATACTTCTTTACTTTCAAAGTACGCATGGACATAAGAACCGACTAGCAAAGCTTCCGAAGGTGGTTCGGCCCACCCTCGCAACTTCGCCATGCCCCGCGCTTCGCATTCAAGGAACTCTTTGTATTGGCTGTTTGACCAGTAATGTTGATTCGCCTCAGTCGAGTGGTAATTCTGATTGTTTAGGATCATCCTTACCACCGCCCTTTTTAACTTTCTCAGCAGCTTCGGCCTGAGCCTTTATAAATTCTTCTTCTGTATTCGTAGCAACATGAACTTTGCCGAAGTTGAAATAATCCTCTCGTTTAGCCATGTTGTCCGTTAGAGACTTCCATACGCCGCCCAGTCGCAAATAGTCGTTTTCGGTGAACGAATCCTGACTGCATCCCAAAAACTCCTCAACCATTTCCTTAGTGACTCCGTATTTCTCTTGAAATTTAAGGAGCGCATTTCTTACGCGATCTGCTAATGGCTCGTCGTAACCATTGATGAGAGTTTGTTTGCACTGCTCCATAGCTGCATCGACAATATCGCCAGGGATAACTCCAAGGATGCAAGCACGGACACGCCGCGCCCCCATGTTGGCAGTTAGCTCATAAACGTCACGAGGATCGTCTAATTTATCAATGCGCCCCTTGGCCTTCCGTTCATGCTTTACATTGAATATCATTGAACGCCGTGTATTCGTTTCAATATCCCAGGCGTAGGCTTCCATCTTCGAAACTCCGTTAACTTGCTCAAGTTCAATCACGCCATACTCCATGTTGCCCCAATTCTGCGCTAGAACTTCGGCTAAGCGGATGGAAGGCCCCGAAACTCTACTTCCACCCTTTGGATACTCATATGCCGCTTCCTCCGCAAGCTTCTTCCGCTGACAAGCTTGCATAATTCGGTTAAAAGATAATTGCTGATCTCTCGGAAATTGTTTAGCAGAAAATAGAGCTGCCTTTACCTGTTCACTTTGCCTTGTTGCCACCATTTCATGAGCCACAGAACGGGCTTCTGGTGCCGATGGTAAATAGTCGTTATAATTAATCGGGGAATGATCATCAAAACTCATAGCTTTACAACCTCCTAATTTTTGTGTTATTGTGTCCGTAACAATTTATTTGAAAGTGTCTTAGTGATCACGGCGGCAACCGTGGTCATTCTTCGTTTCTAGCACCTGTTCCACTGTCTCCAAGTTGGCTATAACACTATCCAAGGTGCCATGGGTTATAAATTCTCCCATTGCGCACAAGGCGTGTCCCACCGACTGGCAATGGATATCTTCTTGGAGCTGCTTTAGATCGGTTAGCGCCTTTGTTAGATGCTGCATTCTCTTCCTCCAATCTCCGTAACACACGGTCATAATCGCCTCTGTGTGCGTGGTTCTGAAACTCGAATTTGGATGCTTCCCGTCTACATACCGACCACCTACCAGCGCCAGCGCATACCGTGACGCAAAATCATCCTTCGCCGCGATCCTGACTTTTAGTTGCAAGTTCATCCAACCTCCTAACATATACAAATTCGTTGCAATCAATAGCTTCTAACATGTGCTCCAAACAGTGCGGCTGCTTAATGTCTTTGTAGACTTCATACAAGGCTTCTCTCTCACACCCGGCGCACTGGATCATACCTAAAGTCCTCCGGTGGAAACGCATCGTTAAGTAAATCTCGCAAGGCTATGATGTCAAATACGCTGTGTACCTTGATAGACGGAGCGGTGTGTCCCGGTGGATAAATCATCAAGTTGCCCCGGGGCCTGTCCGCTACGATCAACTCACGGCCTTTTAAGCGGATTGAAAATAGATTGACGTTGCTCATGCCCTCACTTCCTTTTGTATGGTGTTTTGTTTGTATCAATTGCATTGCTGATTGCTGCGAGTTTCTTTTCTAACGGAAGGATCGACCATTCTTTTCCATTAATCTTCATTTGACTCAACCTCCACAAACTCACCGTTTTTAAGCATGTACCATGTATCCGGCTTGATTCTCTCACCATCGACATGAGCGCTTTGCACATCTGTAATGTGATATCCTTCGTCACCCTCTTCCCACTCTGCCAGGACGATCCAGCATCCCATAGCGCCTTTAGCCTTGCTTTCGTAACCAATTGCCATCGCTACAGACTCTTTTCCCTCTACACTTGCTGCGCTACGGTTGCCTGTGTTGGTTGCTGCGCTCTGGTTGCCTGTGTTGGTTGCTGCGCTACGGTTGCCTGTGTTGGTTGCTGCGCTACAGTCGCCTGTGTTGGTTGCTGCGCTACAGTCGCCTGTGTTGGTTGCTGCGCTCTGGTTGCCTGTGTTGGTTGCTGCGCTACGGTTGCCTGTGTTGGTTGCTGCGCTACGGTTGCCTGTGTTGGTTGCTGCGCTCTGGTTGCCTGTGTTGGTTGCTGCGCTACAGTCGCCTGTGTTGGTTGCTGCGCTACGGTTGCCTGTGTTGGACTCTTTCGCATTGTCCCAATCTACTTTTGATTTGATATAATCGACGCCAGCCTTTATAAGTCCGGGAAGCCCAATCTCTGCTTTAATGTGTAAACGTGTCGCCGCTACTTTGCTATCGTCACCGTCACGGGATAACTGACCATCGCCCTCAACCTCGGCGTATCTACTATCAGCAGGTGGGTAATAACCAAATACATCTAGTGGATTCTCGCAAAAGTGAAGCCCTTCACTACAAGCGACCGCTTCCGGTTCTTCGAATGTTTTGCCTACCTCATATTGCATATCGCGACATTTCAAATCTTTGTCGAAACCTTTCCATCCTTTAACTGTCATTTGATATTCCTCCTAATTTGATTTAGATTTGTTTTTCTAGCTCGTCCAACACTGCAAGCAGTTCATCTTTCCCGGTGTGGTAGCGCCGTGAGCGGTCTATGAAGTCTTGCATTAGCTCCGGGGTGACCTTACGATCTAGTAAGTTTTGAAAAGTGACTCTTAAAATTTCCGCTGCATCTGGTCTCATGGCCTATACCTCCCTAGCTAATTTTCTTCACTGTTGCCAGCATGCCGACCAAGATTTCGTTAAACTTGTCCAACACACCCATGCGAACCATAACGTCAATTCCGTTCACTTTGCCCTTTAACGTAGACAGGCTGTAATGCTTCCCTGTGCGTTCGAAGTATTCATGATTGATTCTGTCGCGTTCATTCTCGACTCGTGCTTTTACGTCGATCCCAAAACGAGCTTTCATAACGTCATGGATTTTGTTGTAAACTTCGTTATGCCCTGTCCTTGTCCATCTGGCGTACTCATTTACTCGCTGCACCACTTTTGTATGATCCGGTGTAGCGGTTAAGCCATTAGTTAATGTGTCAACCTGTGTTTTGATTTGCTTTATCTGTTGTTCTTGTTGGATAAGGATTTGAAGCTGCGGGCTTAAGCCTGTAAGACTAACCGCTTGGGCTTCTTCCATTTCGTTAAATCGCTTAACATACTTGGCGGTGAACAGAATCCCCTTTTCTCCGGTGTACTTATTCGCCAGAAACTCACATCCCATTTTAGTAAGCTCATAACACTTGTTAGATCGACCGCTTGCATCTGTATAACTGGATTCGATGAAATATTCACTCACCATAATTTTATGGTCAGTCATTGTAGGGATGATCCCCTTGATTGTTTTGGTACCTTCTAACTTTTCAAGAACCTGATAGTGTTTAATCTCCATCATTTCAGCTACTTCCAAGCTGCTAATCGTGGTTTTGTTTTGTAATTGATTCACATAATCATTCCTTTCCGTATAGGATTTGTGCGCTCCCTGTCGAATATTGGAAATAGAAGGGAGGTGTAATGTTGAATATTAATGACATTGATAAAATCGCAGCAGAGTTAAATCTTCAAGCCTTGAAAACTATTCACGAAGATTTACAAAGTGCTGTTGCAGAAATTAACGAACTAGATGAAGGTTTCAATAGTAAACTCGGTACTCTCCTTGGTTCATTGTCAGTATCACTTCTGGAACAAAACCAGAAATTCACGATCGAGTTAATCAAGAGATTGCATTCGTCCGAGCAGTAGCTTTTGAAATAGCCTCTTCAAGTTGCTTTGCAATTTCATCCCTACAGACATCAGCCGAAAAGACTGGAGCTATCGTTACTGCGGTAGCTTCCTTTTCCATTTCCTCCCGCACAATCTCCCTTACACGATCCTCTGTTAATTGGTTCATTTCATTCACCCCCACTAAGTAAACAACTCCTTGCCCCGCTTTCATCTCTTCAAGTACAGAAGGCTCAAACAACACTGCTACTTCTCCTTTGGCCTTCTGTTTTTCGTATAATTCAGGATCGTTGGTTATGATCAAGCTTTTAAGGTTGACCTTGCCATAGTCCACAGCCCACGTTCCTTTTTTAGGTTGGCTCACTTCCTCACTCCTTCCTATTAAGTTCTTGTTCAAAGCTTTCCAACTGCTCTATGGACTTCTCATACCGTTTATTGAGCTTGTACTTGTCGATTGCCGTCCAAGCGTTTACCGCGATTACAAGAGTAAAGGCGATGAGTATAGCTATTTCAATTCTGCTAATCCGTTTGGATCGTGGGTCTTGGTTCATGGGCTACTCCTTTCTAAGCAATCATTTCTTTTCTCAGGCGATCCGTTACATAAACTTGGCCTTTAACTGTTACGTAAGGTGTGCGCCATGTAAACGGCTCTCCGCTAGGCTTCTGCTTTACCCCGGTGACAACCTCAAACAGTCCTTGCTCAACTGCCCGCTGTGTCGGTTCCGTGGATTTCTGACTAATCAAACCCCACTCCCGTAACTTTTCAAAGAGTCTGTTTTGACCGATTGTAATACCATGACTACTAAGCGAGTGCGCCAAGTCTCTAACCTTTATTGAGTCGCTAGACTGTAGGCAAATTTCTGCAAATGCTACGAGTGGTTTCTGCTTCTCATTCTCTTCCCTAGCTGCTTTTAACTGTGTAGCCAGGTCGATGATTGTGTCTGGATTGAGTAGTACCTCTTCGATCTTGGATGGTGTGAGGTAAGCGCCGTGTTGCCGTATCGTTGGAATCACTTCGTCAAATAGCCATTTCTCAAATTGTTCTGCCTTTGCTTTGATTTCGGGATTTCGTGATTGATCTGCTGCTTTAACAATTAGGCGGTATACGTCTCCTTCGGGGATGATCTTAGTTGCTTGTTCCCCGCCATTAGTAAGGATGCGGTAACCTACCGCCACCTTGCAGTGTGACGACACAGCCTCATGTGGTCTCGCATAATGAAGCGCTCTGGCAATATCATTTCCAACAAAATACGGTTTGCTATTTAATTCAATTGCTCTAATTTCTCCGAACAGTGGATGGTTAAATATTTGCGTTTGGTTCATTTTGGTTACTCCTTTCTATACAACCTTGTGCAACTTACCTGTTTCCAAGTAAGCCGAAACTTCTTTGCATCGATTGGTGATCGTGGAGAACTTGCGAGGGTCATCGCCAACTACGTTCCCTCTGTTGTCAATGACGATGTTCTTTACAATTCGTAGAGTTTTCCCCATTTTTTGCACCTCACGATACTTTTGTTTTTCTAGCAAATCCGTTAATATCGGATTCCTTGCCGCAAAAAATCATTTCTTCGGGAACACCATACAACCTAGCCAGAGTTACAAACAATCTTCTTGGAATGTTTGTAGAGTCTTTCTCATACTTAGCTATGGTTTTCGATGTTTTACCCACGATTTCAGCCACATACTCTAGGGTGTAACCTTTATTAACCCTCGCTGCTCTGAGTGTGATTTGGAACATGATTTCACCTCTTTTTCGTTTGTTATGATCATAATAATCCGTTAATATCGGATTGTCAATACGTTTTTAACGTAATTTTCTACTTGAAATCAAAGTGAAATTAGTTTATAACGGATATATACATACTTTAGTTAGAAAAGTTGATATTTGGGAGGAAAAATAAAGTGGCGAGAAAAAAATATACTGAGGTTGAAAAAGAATTAATTAAAGGTATTGCATTGAATTTAAGATCAGTTTTAAAGAGGAAAGGCATGAGCCAAAAAGAATTGGCAGAAGGAACTGGTCTATCCACAAGCGTTATATCAGATTATATAAATGAAAAAACACTAGCGACACCCGGAAGTATCCAGAGAATGGCAGACTTTCTAATGGTTAGTAAGGCGGAGATTGATCCAACATTTAAATCAAGCGATCAAACAGAGAAAGCTATGATCCCTTTAGTTGGGACGATATGTGCTGGTGATGGTTTGCTTGCCGAACAAAACATTATTGAATATGTTTTATATCCTTTACTAGGTAAATCGCAACCTGATTTCGCCCTTAAAGTAAAGGGAGATAGTATGGTTGGCGCTGGCATCGATGACGGGGATATAGTTTATATTAAGAAAACTAACTGGGCTGATTTCAACGGGCAGATTGTAGTCGCGGCCATCAATGACCAAGAGGACGGAATGCTAAAAAGAATAAAGTGGACAGAAGGTTCCCCGACTATGAAGTTGATTCCAGAAAACAGCGATTATGAAACACGCGAGTTACTCCCAAGTGAATTCGCAATTTATGGTGTCTACATGGGACATTTCAAACCATTCTACAAATAGAGGTGACATTTTAAAATGAGGGTATTGGGTTATCCAAGAGTGAGTACAGAGGAACAGGCGGAAAAAGGAAATTCACTGACCGAACAAATGGAAAGGATGACTGCTTACTGCAAAGCTATGGGTTGGGATGAACCCATTTTTTTCATTGAGGATGGATATAGCGCAAAAAATTTAAATCGTCCAGAAATAACAAGAATGTTAGACTATGTTAAAAAGAATGCCGAGGGAGGTATCGTTCTCACTACAAAACTAGATAGGTTGTCAAGGAAACTGTTTGACATACTGTCTCTTAATGAATATTTCAATAAACATAATTACAACTTCGTATCTGCCACAGAAGGATTTGATACATCTACCCCAGCCGGCAGATTAGTATTGCAGATGCTTGGTATGGTGGCGGAATTCGAACGTGAACGTACTTCAGAACGTGTGCGTGATAACATGTTGTCAATAGCTAGAAATATAAAGAATAATAAGAAGATTATAACGAGGCCGTGTTTTGGCTATGATGTTAAGCATGGTGAAATGGTGTTTAACATAGAGGAATCATTATTGATAAAGAAAGCCGCGGCAGACTTGATATCCGGAATTCCATCAAGGAGAATAATACAAAATTGGAATATGGTCGAAGGTGTAAAAACAAAAGATGGAAACGAATGGAGCGACAAAACATTTAGAGAATTGTTCCAAAGAGAAACACTAGTTGGAGATTTTGTTTACAACAAAACATATAAGGAAGGCACGAAGGTAATAACAAGGCCAGAAGAGGAATGGATAAGGATAGAAGACAATCATCCAGCTATACTAGACAGAGACACATTCGAAAGGCTACAGGCTTTGTTTCAAAGTAGAAAAACAGTGGGTAAACACATGAGCAATGATCGTTACCTTTTATCTGGTCTAGTCGTTTGCGGGCATTGCGGAAATAAAATGAATGGCAAAATGAATAGAAGTTATTCCAAAAGAAATCAGAAAGAAAATATACACTATCAATATTTATGTGACGGATACCTTAAAAAAAGTAATTGTTATCATCATTATGTAAAAAGGGATATGCTAGAGACTTTGATAGTGAATGAAATAATATCTCTATCCGAATCAGCGCCCGGAAAACTGAAAATTCTTATTTCGGAAACAAAAGAGAAAACACTGGATATAAATATAATAAAATCGAAACTTGCTAAGTTGGACAAAAAAATGCAGAAACAAATAGACGCATACAATGATGATCTAATAACTGCACATGACCTAAAAATTGCAACTGAAAGAGTCCAGGGAGAGCGAAGAGAACTGGAGTGCATGCTTGAAGTTCCGAATAACGGGCAAGAAAAGAAGGAAGAAAGAGTTATCCACAAGGCGAAGAAAGAAAAGAAATATATAACTTCTGAGGATAGATTGGTGGTTAAGCAATCCATAAGAAAACTGATTGATAAGATAGAGATAATGAACGGGGAGGAAGTTGTCGTTACTTGGCTTGGTTGA